AAGATTGTCTACGACCTGACATGAGCGTCTTCAGTTCGGAGTTCTGGAAGAGCCTGTACTTCCTTGGCATGGGCGGGCAGGCCAGCGAGGCCAATCCGAACGCCATGTTCGGGTTGTTCACCGGGTCTGCGACGTTCGCCGGCACGCTGGTCGCAGACGCAATCAGTACCCAGACGGTACGCAAAGGCGGCAAGGGCGAGGAAATCCGCCGCTGGCGCAGGCCGGTCAAAACCTACGTCGAGTGGTCCGAAGCTGCACTGAAGGAAATCGCAAGGCGGGAAGACGCCCTGCTCATGGAGCTTCTGGGCACTGAGCCTGAACCGCTGCCAATCGCGGAGAAGAAGGGCCTCGACCCCGCACAGGAACTGGAACGGATCAACACGCTGCTGCTGGCTGCGATGGCCGCAGCGGCAGACGATGCCCGGCGCAAGCAAGCCGAGGCGCTGCGCAAGGCAGCGAAGAACAACAAGGTCGCGGTTCCGGATACCGCGCAGGAAACCAGGGCTCTCGTTTACTGGCTGGTCAAGCGCGCCGAGGTGCTGCGCGAACAGGAAGAAGACGACGAGGAGATTTTGCTGCTGGCCGCATAGGCCGGAAGCCAAGACCGCCGCCGGGGATCGGGCGTATCAGGCCGCCGCTGTCACGGGCGTTTGGAGATGACTATGAATGGAGAGAAGGACTTTCTCGATGAGTTTGCAGACGAGGGCTCCGCAGATGTTGCCCCCGTCATTGAACGCCCCTTGCCGACCGAAATGGAGCCCGCCGGAAGCGGACGCCAAAGAGGACCGGACGGGAAGTTCATCAAGGCCGAAGCACAACGCCAGGCCGAGCAAGCTGAAAAGGGCGCACAAGAAGCCGTGCAAACGGCAGTCACCGAGCCGCCATCGGATGACGACGAGACGGGCACCGTCCCCATCCATGTCCTGAAAGCGCTCCGTAAGGAGATACAAGCACTGAAAGCCGAGAGATCGGCGCAACCTCAACCCAAGGCGCCGGAGTTCAACGGCCCACAGGTTGACTTCGACAAAGACCCGCGTTCGTACCTAGAGCAGACGCTGCATGCGCAAAAAATGCAGATGTCTATGTTCATGGCCACGCAGCAGAACGATGAGGCCACGGTTCAGGAAGCCTGGTCTGCATTCGACGAAGCGTGCCGCAATGATCCAGCCGTGTCGGCCTACAGCTACACGCTGCTTAATCATCAGCATCCGATGGGTGAACTGGTGAAGTGGTACAAGCGCGAAACGCAACTGCGGATGCTCAACGAGGCTGGCGGGCTTGAAGCCCTGATCCAGCAGCGCATGGGCCAAGGCGGACAACCCGCCCCGCAAGGCAAGCCTAGCCTGCCCCCATCACTGGCAGGCACCGGCAAGGTCAGAAGCTCGGAAGTCAACACGGTGGACGCAGACCCCTTCGACGCTCTTTTCAAAAAACGCTGAAAGGAACTAGGCAATGGCCTACACGACCCCCGCCACAGAACTGATCCTGAAGAAGTGGGAAACCGACTACTTCTCCGAATACGTCCGCGAATCCGGCTTCATGCCCTACATGGGTACGGGGCCGAACAACCCCATCGTGACCAAGCGCCAGCTCATTCAGGGCGGGCAGGTCATCACGATTCCGCTGGTTGAAGCCCTGACGGGTAACAACGTGGGCACCGGCACCCTGATGGGTAACGAAATGAGCCTTGGCAACTCAGGCTATGACTTGAAGCCCTACTGGCACCGTTATGCCGTTGCCCTCAAGAAGTCGGACGAGCAGAACTCGGTCATCGACCTCCTGAACGCCTCGCGTGACATGCTCAAAGTCCGCGACATGGACGACATGCGCGACAGCATCATCAACGCCCTCGGGTCTGTTGTTGAAGCATCGGGCTCGTACACGGACGATCCGGGCCACTCGAAAGAAGTGTTCTTCTCGGAAGCCACCACTGCGCAGAAAAACACATGGGCGGCTGCGAACCAGTACCGCCTGCTGTTCGGCAACGCGGAAGCGAACTATAACGCAACCTTTGCCACGGGCGCCGGCAACGTGGACACCACCAACGACAAGTTCTCGGTCTCGTCGATCAACATCATGAAGCGGATGGCCAAGCGCCGTCTGCGGATTGCCAAGGGTGACAGCATCAACCTGCCGTCCATCCGTCCGATCCGCGCAGGCGATCAGGGCCGTGAGTTCTTTGTCTGCTTTGTAGGCCCGGAGAACTTTTCGGACCTCAAGACCGACATGCGCACCATCAACCTCGATGGCCGGCCGCGTGATGTGGAGTCGAACCCGATCTTCCAGGACGGCGACCTGATCGTGGACGGCGTTGTGGTCCGGGAAATCCCCGAGATCGGCAACTATGGCACGATCGGCGCAGCGTCGGCACGTGTGTCTCCTGCGTTCTTCACGGGCGCTCAGGCTCTCGGACTTGCATGGGGCCAGACCACGAAGGCCACCCAGCGCAAGGAAGACGACTACGGCTTCATCAAAGGCGTTGGCGTCGAGTCGCTCTGGTCGGTCGAGAAGCTGCGTTACAACGGCATCGACCACGGCATGATCACCGGCCTCTTCGCCTGGGCCTAATCGGTAACAAAGGAAACTAGACCATGGTAGCTCCATCTCAAGCCCGCGTTTTTCACACGCAGCAAGTCCATTACCTCCGCAAAGACCTGACGTTTGCCGACACCGCCGTCCTTACGGTTGGCGTTATCCCGGCAGGTGCCATTGTGGTGGGTGCCGGTGTTGTCGTCTCGACGGCATGGAACTCTGGCACGTCTGACGTTCTCGACATCGGTACATCCGGTGACGGTGACGGGTTCGCCACTGACCTGTCGCTTCGCACGATTGGCAACATCGTGTGGGACGAACTGGCCACGTCGAACGACCTCTACAGCACGTCTGACGTGACGATCACCTGTCAGGCGGCATCGACCGGCACCGCTGCGACGGCCGGCCTTGGCCACGTCTACGTCCAGTACATCCCGCCGAAGACCTGATATGTCTGACCGGGCAATCCGTCTCGCCGTGCTTACGCCTTCCCTCACCGGGCAGGTGCACATTGAACATGGCGAGGCGGTCGCTGACCTCCGGGTGCAATGCCTCAAACGGGGCATTGCATTCCGCAGGTTCTACAACAAAGGGTCCAGCGTTCTTTGCAAGAACCGGAACGTGCTGACGCAATCCGCGCTCGATTTCGGGGCGGACTGGGTGTTGTGGGTGGATGACGACATCGCCTTCAACGCCAATGACGTGTTCCGCCTGATGGGCCATGACAAGGACATCATCGCGGGCGCGGCGCAGAAGCGGACACACAAATGGGCCGAAGCTGGCGCGGTCATGTTCGACGGCGACCTGATCCGGGAGGCGAACGGGCTGATCAAGGCCCGGCGTGTCGGCACGGGTTTCCTTCTGGTGCGCGGCGATGTGTTTCGCCGTATGGCCGCAGAAGGCCTCGCGCCTGAATACAAGACCCGTGACGGGGCCAAGGGCGACCTGACCATGCGCCGCTGGTTCTGGTTCGACGTGGATGCTGACGGTTATGACGTTGGCGAGGATTACTACTTTTGCAACCAGGCTAAAAAGCTCGGTTATGAAAGCTGGTGCGACCCTGACGTCCGGCTGAGCCATTTTGAAGGGCTGGTGGAGCATACGCTGTGCCTTGCCGACATTATGACCGCAATGGAGACAGTCGATGCCAGTCCGGTCTGATCTCGTCGCTGAAGTCCTGCGGGAGCTGTATGTCCTGTCAGGCACTGAAACCCCGTCCGCTGAAGACGACGCCGTTGTGGACATCGGGATCGATCAGGCAATGGCGGAGCTTCAGGAACGCCAGATTGCTTACTGGGATGTGACCGATATTCCGCATGCGGTGATGCGAGGCCTGAGCCTTGTGGTTCAGGGCAATGTCGGACGCAAGTTCCTTCCCGAAATGACAGTCCAGGAATGCGAAGCCCTGCGCGATCAGGGCATGCGGCGCATCAGGGAGGTGATTGCAATGCAATCCGATCACCAGCCCGTCCCGCAGAACTACTTCTAGGAGATCCGATATGCCCGTGCTTCGCTATAATGGCCCGTGGGATGTGCGCGAACTGTGGGGCGTCATGTTCCCGCAGGGCATGTCTATCGTAGTGGATGACCCGAAGCTCGTGGAAAAGGCGCTGCGCCTCGACGGCTTTGAGCGTCTCGATGTTGAACCGGTGTCCACTCCTGATCCGGATGACTATGCGCCGGCACCTGATGCCCAGCCCGAGGAAGTGAAGTTCCCGGTCGTCGGATCTGGCACGATCCCGGAGAACTGGCGTGACATGCACTGGAAGCAGCGTGTGAAGCTCGCCAAGCAGCTTTCGGGCATGGACGACATCTCGACCACGGAAGCCGCTGACGCCACCATCGAAGCCCTTCTGGAAGCCAAGTAAGTGCCTGAAGCCGCGCTTGCCTCGTCACATTTTGAGCCGGACGGCTACGGGGACGCGCGCAAGTTCCTGATCAACTATTACGCCGAGCCGAACGGCGGAGACCCGCAGCGGTCTACACGGCTGGTCAATACGCCCGGTTCTCTCCTGATAGACAACGGCACGGTCCTGAGTTCCGGGGTGCGCGGTCTGTTTCAGGCGGATGGGTTTGCAGGTGGTAAAATCGTTGTGCCTGACGGGGCGGCGATCAGGCTTTACGACGCGAGTGCTGCGTCGTGGAGCGCTCTGACGGGCTCGATCACCGGGACGGACAGGGTCAAGGCGGTGTTCGGGGAAGTCCAGGCTGGATTCCTGTCGAACGGCAGCCTCTTCCAGTCTGACGGCGCCAGTGTTGCGGCGCTGTCAGACGCGGACTGGGCCACGCTGCTGAGCGATGCGGGGGTGACGGCTTACACCTCGATTGCAACAATGGGGCAACGGCTTCTCGCAAGCTACGGATCACGGTTCGGGTTCTCGACCACGCTCCAGTTCAATACGACCACCACGCTGAGCTACTATACCGCGGAGTATGCCCCTGACGGCATTGTGGGCCTCGCGGTGATTGCCAACACGCTGATGGTGTTCGGCACACAGAGCATCCAGCCGTGGAAAGAGACCGGCGATAATGACGACCCGTTCAGCCCGATAGTCGGGCAGGAGATCGACCGCTC